CATTTAGACAAAACATTCTGGCTGGATGCGAGCGACCGGCTGATGTATGAAGGCAAAGCACCACAGTTTGCCGACACAAAAGCAGCTCGCATGCCAGCGTTCTTTGAACATGCAAACACCAACCTCCCTCAGTACGCTTAGTTTCCATTCAGAGAAACTTGAGAAGTTAGTAGAGGATTTGGAATCCAAGTTCGCTTGGTATCCTGTCCACCCCAAGGAGGATATAGCCTCCATTATGTATCGCTCCGGACAATGGGAAGTGGTACAATACGTAAAATCTATTTTGAACGAATAACATGTGTATTAGTTTTGGTAGGAGATCACCTACCCCAGTATCAACACCAGCACCAATCCAGCCTAGACAACCAGACTTGGTAGCAGCTTCTAGACTACCCAGTAAAAAAGAATTACTAGACCCAGATGAGACAGCAGGCGTTGAGTATGGAACATCCGCAAAGAAGGATGACACACGTGGAGCGGCTAAGAGAACAGGTACAGACGCTCTTAAAATCAATATCAACACCGGTGGCGGTGGACAAGGTTCTGGAGGACTAAATGTATAAGGCTAAGGAAAGATACTCTCAACTCATGTCTGGTAGAACACAGTTCCTAGACATGGCTGTAGAGTGCTCTGAACTTACCTTACCTTATCTAGTCACTCAAGACGACAACTACAAAGGTAAAAGAACTCTACTCCAACCCTACCAGTCAGTAGGAGCAAAGGCAGTGGTGACACTTGCAGCAAAACTTATGCTTGCAATACTACCACCGCAGACAGCCTTCTTCAAGCTACAGGTAAGAGATGACAAGCTAGGCCAGACATTAGATCCTATGATGCGTAGCGAGTTAGACCTATCATTCTCAAAGATTGAGAGACTGATCATGGACTACATTGCTGCATCAAGTGACCGTGTGGTCGTACACCAAGCCTTGAAACACCTGATCGTATCGGGCAACGCCTTGATATTTATGGGCAAGGATGGTTTGAAACACTATCCTCTACAACGATACGTGGTAGAAAGAGATGGTAATGGTAATGTTATAGAAATCATTACTAAAGAATTAGTAAGTCGTAAGGTTTTGGGCATAGCACCCCCTCCTAACGAAAAGCCAAACGGCGAATACGGTGCTACAGAAGACGACGCTGAGGTATACACCTGTGTTAAGATGGACGAGAGCAGCGGTAACTGGAGATGGCATCAAGAAGTGGACAACATGATCCTAGATGGTAGCCAGAGCACAGCACCGAAGAACGCCTCGCCATGGTTAGTGCTTCGATTCAATACAGTAGACGGAGAGGACTACGGACGTGGTAGAGTAGAAGAGTTCATTGGGGATCTAAGGAGCCTTGATGGATTATCTCAAGCTCTTGTAGAAGGTGCAAGTGTTGCAAGTAAAGTTATCTTTCTTGTGTCACCATCTGCTACAACCAAGCCGGGTACTCTTGCCAAAGCGGGTAACGGAGCTATCATACAGGGTAGACCAGAAGACGTAGGAGTCGTGCAAGTCGGTAAGACAGCAGACTTTGCTACAGCTGCAAACTTAGCAGCAGCAATAGAGAGAAGAATACTTGAAGCTTTCTTGGTTATGAACATCAGGAACGCAGAGAGAGTAACTGCTGAAGAGGTACGCCTCACGCAGTTGGAACTAGAAAAGTCTTTGGGTGGCTTATTCAGCTTACTCACAGTAGAGTTTCTAGTACCATATTTAAACAGAACTCTGTTAATACTACAGAGATCAAACCAGATACCAAGGCTACCTAAAGATGTCGTAAGACCAAAGATAGTTGCCGGTATCAATAGTCTAGGTAGAGGACAGGATAACGAATCCTTGACTAGATTTATACAAACAGTTGCAGCAACCCTTGGCCCAGAAGCTTTGGTAAAATATATAGATCCGAGCGAAGCTATCAAACGACTAGCAGCGGCACAAGGTATCGACGTACTCAATCTTGTACGTACAGCAGAACAACTAGAACAGCTCAAAGAGCAAACAGTACAAGACAAGACTAATCAGTCACTTGTAGATCAAGCCGGTCAGCTAGCTGGTACACCACTTATGGATCCTAGCAGAAACCCTGACTTAGCAGATCAAGCAGCAGCTGTACTAGGTAACTTACAACCACCAGAAGAGTAAATGTCAGAAACATTATCATACCAGCCAGAGACACAAACTGAAACTAATCTAGATCAGCTCACAGCAGAAGAACAAGATTCTATGAAAGTGGGTGAAGCGTTAGAACAACAACAGGAGACACTACTAGCTGGTAAATATAAAAATGCAGAAGAACTAGAAAAGGCATACGTAGAGTTACAAAAGAAACTTGGCGACAACAAAGAGGATGCAGAGCAAGCCAGTGCAGAGGAGAAGACTGAGGAGAAACCACAGCTATCCGAAGGTGCTAACTTAATTACTTCAGCAAGCGAAGAATACTTTGCAAATGGTAACAAGTTATCGCCAGAAACTATGGCTAAGTTCTCTTCTTTATCTAGCCAAGATCTTATCAAAGCCTACATGGAGGTACAATCTAATCCTGAGTTTCAAGCTCAGGCAGCAGCACCAGCTGAGATTACTACATCACAGATCAACCAGATCAAAAACTCAGCAGGCGGCGAGAAAGCCTATGCTAATATAGTAAACTGGGCAAAGACTAATCTACCACAAGACCAGATAAATGCGTTTGATGAGGTAGTTAATACAGGCAGCGTACAAGCTATACAACTAGCTGTGTCTGGATTAAAGTCACAATATGATAACGCAAATGGAGTCGAAGGTAGAATGGTAACAGGTAAAACAGCCCCCAACAACGGGGATGTCTTTCGTAGTCAAGCGGAACTTGTCCGTGCTATGAATGACGCAAGGTATGATAGCGACCCTGCCTACAGGCAAGATGTTATCGAAAAACTAGACAGATCAGATTTGGAGTTCTAATTATGCCCGGACATTACGGAAAAGCTATGCCAAAAGGCAAGAAGAAAATGACAGCAGCAGAAAAGAAAAAGATGCTTGCTAAACTCAAGAAGAAAAAGTAATGGCTGATCCATACGACGTAAACAGACGGATCTATCCAGAGGAGTCAAAGTCAGAAACTTTCTCTCCTCGTAGACCATTCGGCAAAAAGAAAAAGCCAATAAGATACAAACAGTTAGAGTTAGATCTAGCTCGTATCGAAAAGAAAAGAAAATCCACACAAAGAGTAAACACATGACACACCACAACCACGAAAATCAGAAATGGCATCCAGCAGAGGAGCTTAACGGAAGACTAGCTATGATAGGTATAGTTGCAGCTCTACTCAACTACGCTTGGACAGGGCAAATCATACCCGGAATCTGGTAATGCCAAAAGGTAAAGGTGGCTATAGCCCCGGTCAAAAAAAGATCGCACGTGTTGCACCACCTCGCAACAAGATCACAGGGGCAGACTTCGCAGCACTAAGAAAAAATGGCAAGAAAAAAGGGAGTAAGCCTGTCTCTCGGAAGAGGTGAGAAGAGCCGCAAAGGCGGCCTAACAGCTAAGGGAAGAGCCAAGTACAATCGTGCCACTGGCTCTAATCTCAAAGCCCCTCAGCCCGGAGGAGGAGCTCGTAAAAGGTCTTTCTGTGCTCGCATGTCTGGCATGAAAGGCCCACTCAAAAAACCAAACGGCAAGCCAACAAGAAAGGCACTTGCCTTACGTAGATGGAAATGCTAACATGGCAATGACGTACACCGAGGACGGTAAAGTCCGCAAGAGAAATGGCAACAAAGTTGCTATGGATATTAGCCCAAGAAATCTTAAAAATCTACAAAAGCGACTCAAAGATGATGACTTTACTGGTGGAGCAAACCTAGATAAAGCTATCGAGGAGCAGAGAAGACTTAAGAAAATGATGAAAAACAAAAAGGGTAAAGCATAATGGCACACAAGAAAGGATCAAAATGTGGCTGCAAGCATGGAGGTAAGAAACGCTGATGGGTAAGTTATGTCCACGCGGTAAAGCAGCTGCCAAAAGAAAATTTAAAGTATACCCTTCTGCATACGCTAACGCCTATGGTGTTAAGGTCTGTAAAGGTCAAGTCAAAGCTGGTGGCAAGAAGAAGACTGCCCCCGGCTATAGCAAAGCGAAAAGAAGATGAGCTTACGTAGATGGTTCCAAGAGAAATGGGTTGACACCAAAACTGGTAAGCCCTGTGGCAGACAGAAAGGTGAGAAGCGTAAAGGCTACCCAGCTTGCAGACCATCTAAACGTGTGTCATCCAAAACACCTAAGACTACAGGTGAAATGTCTAAAGGCGAGAAGGCCAAGTTCAACAGAACTAAGACAAGTAGTAAGAGGATTAACTATAATCACTCGAGACGGAAGAAAAAACCCGTCCGTTCATCTCTACGTATTAACAAGTAGAGACGCATGACACCCAAGCATGGAACGGGGCTTGGATATATGGAGATTACCATGAAAGTAACATTCGTATATCGTGGCATCAAGTACACAAGAGTAATCGGTTAAGGCCGTACAGGGAGGTTCAAGTCCTCCCATCTCTATTGGAGAGAGCCCAGTACGCTGGATACCTTGATCCGTCTAGACGGTGGGATAGACCACAAAAATGGCCAAAAAAAAATTTCAGATCTGAGAAAAGTAAACAATATCATTCTTAGAAATGGCACAACAAAATAGTAATGAGCCATTGGCAGATTTAACCCAACTGGGTCAGGCCAATGGTTCCGGAGACAAGAGGGCACTATACCTTAAATTGTTTTCCGGAGAAATGTTCAAAGGCTTCCAAAGGAACACGATAGCACGTGACCTTGTAATGAAGAGAACACTTCAAAATGGTAAGTCTATCCAGTTCATCTATACTGGTAGAACAAAAGCCGAGTATCACACACCCGGTAACAGCATACTAGGTAACTCTGATGGAGCACCTCCAGTAGCTGAAAAGACAGTGACTGTCGACGATCTACTTATCAGTTCTGCATTTGTGTATGAGCTAGATGAGACACTTGCACACTACGACCTACGTGGTGAAATCTCTCGTAAGATTGGCTATGCACTAGCTGAGAAGTACGACAGAAAGATCTTCAGAGCAATCACAAAGGCTGCACGTACAGCACACCCAATCACAAAGTCTAACTTTGTAGAGCCCGGTGGAACACAACTACGTGTAGGCACAAACGCACAAGCTTCTGATGCTTATGTACCAGCTTCTCTAATTTCAGCTTTCTATGATGCAGCTGCAATCCTAGACGAGAAGGGAGTTTCTGGTGAAGGTAGAGTTGCTGTGTTAAACCCAAGACAGTACTACGAACTAATACAGAACGTAGAGACTAACGGCTTAATCAACCGTAACGAAAGAGGAGATGCCTTACAGTCAGGTAACGGAATCATTGAAATAGCTGGTATCACCATCTACAAGTCAATGAACATTCCTTTCTTTGGCAAGTTTGGTACTGCTTTAGGCGGTTCTGCATCTGCAACAAACCCCGGCGTAGCTTCACCAACAAACACAGGTGACTTCGTTGGAGAGGCAATGGAGGACGAAAGAGCTGGCACATCTGCAACTAAGACTATTAACACATATGGTAATAGCACAGAGTTTGCAAACAGCTGCGGTCTAATCTTCCAAAAAGAAGCTGCTGCTTGTGTAGAGGCAATCGGCCCACAAGTACAGGTAACTTCTGGAGACATCTCAGTTGTATACCAAGGTGACGTAATCCTAGGTAGACTCGCAATGGGAGCTGATTCATTGAATCCAGCTGCTGCTGTTGAGCTTATCGCTGGTGCTGCGGTATCTGGTTCTACAACCGCTTTCTCATAATTTATACGGGAGCTTCGGCTCCCCCTTTTTTTATATGGCTTCCACAACTATTGATCTCGATACCGAACTATCCGCAGTAAACAGTATACTGGGGGCTATCGGACAATCACCATTGACTACTCTTAACTTTGACAACCCAGAAGTAGCAATGATATACAATCTACTCCGTGATGCTAACGTAGACACGCAAGCAGAGGGGTGGCATTTTAATACAGAAAAACATGTAAAGTTTGATATCAACGCTAATGGTAAAATAGCTATTGGTAATGATATATTATCCATGGACTTACATGATAATCAAGCAAAACGTACACATAATCTTGTACGACGCAATGGATTTATATATGATAAACAGGATCACACAGATGTATTTACAGCTGCTTTAGATCTTGACGTTGTCAGATTATATTCGTTTGAAGATCTACCCATCGTCTTTAGAAGATACATTACATACAGAGCTTCCAGAGTTGCTGCTACAAAGCTAGTTGCAAACCCTCAGTTAGTCAAACTACTAGCTCAACAAGAAGCACTTGCTAGAGCTGCTCTCATGGAGTATGAGTGCAATCAGGGCGATCACAGTATGTTTGGATTTGAAGACAATACATCATATCAAACCTACCAACCTTGGAGAAACCTTAGAAGATAATGGCAAGTATCACACAAACTATCCCTCAATACTCACTAGGAATGTCAGAACAGCCTGACCAGCTAAAGTTTCCCGGTCAGGTAACAGAGGTAACAAATGCAATACCAGACCTGACAAAAGGTTTGTTCAAAAGACCGGGTGCTAAACGCATAGGAACTGACGCACTAGCAAGTGTAGCGAGTGGAGGTTCGTGGTTCCATTACTTTCGTGATGAGACAGAAGGATCTTACATAGGACAAGTAGCTGCTGATGGTCAAGTCAGAGTCTGGCGTTGTAGTGATGGACAACTGATGACTACAGCCTACGGCACAGGTGGTCAAACAGCTATACAAAACTATCTAGCTACAAGCACACCAGAAAACTTACAGTTCTTAACAATCAATGATACGACTTTTGTTACCAACCGTGATACTACTAATGCTAACACTCTCGTTGGGACAACGGGAACTACAGATTCTGCACCACATGCTCACTACGGGTTCATAGAACTCTTACGCACAGAGAATGGTAGGCAATATGGTGTCAATATAAACAACGGTACGACTGTTACTACATTGACACGTGCTACTAAAATAAAAATTACAGATAACAGTTATGATGAAAGTGATGGCTCAGGTCACTGCCCCGGTATAGGAACTGAAGTGTTTGCTGTCACAGCTAAAAGTAGCTATGGTTCATCAGAAAATATAACTCATGTAAAGAATAGCGGTGGCACTACAATTACATCAGGTAAAACTAATCTAACATTTCGTGTGACTGCACTAGGTCAGCAAGGTGTAAGCCCTAACTATGGTGCTCAACAGAATGGCCCCGGTGGTGGTGACTACAGATGCAGCTACAATATAGAAGCTGTATTACTACATGGTGGTGAAGGTTGGGCTGTTGGTGATGTAATTAGAGTCATACCAGAGTCCGCTTCTGACGCTAACAGTTCTGATGGACAGGCATATGTAGATGTAACCGTAACTGAAATAGAAACCACAGAAGTCAATGCTACAATATCTTCTAACGGCGACGGTCTTATACGACCATCACCTACCCCTTTTGATGCTGATACAGCTGTTACTGCTGATACTATTATTGGTGGTATTATAGCTGACTTACCATCTGGTGTTACAGGTAAACACATAGGCACAGGTATATATCTTTCAAGCTCCAACCCTTTCAGTGTAGAAGTAGTTGAAGAAGATCTAATGCGATGCTTTCAAAAGTCTGTAAATGATGTACAAAATCTACCTAACCAATGCAAGCATGGATATATTGTAAAGATTGCCAACTCTAGAATGTCCGATGAAGATGACTACTATCTAAGATTTGATGGTACAAATGATAGAGATGGCGTAGGCTCTTGGTCTGAGTGTGCAAAAGGTGGCATAGCTAAGACACTTACTAATATGCCTTTGGTTATACAGCGTACAGCTGCAACTACATTTACTGTTAAGCAGTTTACATATCAAGATAGAAGAGTTGGTGATGATACAACTAACCCAATGCCTTCTTTCGTAGGTGCACGTATAAACAAAGTATTATTCTTTCGTAACAGATTAGCACTGCTGTCAGGTGAAAATGTTATAACATCACGACCGGGCACGCTAGGAACTCCTGATTTCTTTGTTGAAACAGCACTAACTGTATCTGCTAGTGACCCTGTAGATATATCAGCTGCGTCTATGTTCCCTTCAGAACTGTTTGACGGTATAGAAATGAACACCGGTTTGGTAGTATTTAGTACAAACCAACAATTCTTACTTGCATCAGATGATACAGTTTTTAACCCTGATACTGCAAAGCTACGTAGTATATCTACCTTTAACTACAACGAAACTATACCTCCTATATCTCTAGGTACGACGCTTGCGTATGTTGATAACTCTGGTAAGTTTAGTCGCTTCAACGAGATGGCAAACATACAACGTGAAGGTGAACCAAACGTGGTAGAAGTAAGTAAAGTTGTACCTACACTGTTACCAAAAAATATAGACTTACTAACAAACTCTAGAGAAAACTCTATAATATTAATGGGGCAACAACATGTTGATAATGCTACTACCCCAAATTCTGATACTGTATACGGGTACAAGTACTTTCAAGTATCAGATCAAAGACAACAGGCTGCATGGTTTAAATGGAAACTTAATAATCCATTGATATATCATTTTATTATCAATGATGAATATTTCTTTTTAGATAGTGACTATTATCTACAAAGCATCAAACTGGTGCAAGCCGAAACAGACCCTTCTATTGAACAAGATAATGTCGACTTCTTATTACATTTGGATAATCATACTACTGTTAGCGGTGGCAGCTTTAACTCAGCTACAAACACCACAACCTTCAGTAGTGTGGGCTGGCTAAACACAGTCACAACTCCTAACCACGATTTAGCGGTAATTGATATTGATACTAATACAGCACGAATTGGTAGATATGGAAAGCCTACAGTATCAGGTACATCATTTACCTTACCGGGTAACTGGTCTGGCATTACACTTACCATTGGTTACTTATACCCATACGAGGTTAAGTTTCCAACATTCTATCCAACTAGACGAGAAGGTAACAACTCTCGAGCTGATATAAATTCATCATTAGTTTTACATAGAATCAAGTTTCACTTTGGTAAAATAGGACTATATGAAACCACACTTGAACGTGTAGGTAAAAATGATTATACAGAAGTGTACGAGTCTACAGAGCTCGATGAGTATGAAGCATCTGATGCACCATATCTTGAAGAGTTTATCAAGACTGTACCTGTATATGAAAAAAACACAAACGTAGATGTAACACTACGATCGTCACACCCAGCTCCGGCTACATTACGTGCTCTGTCTTGGGAAGGTGACTATTCACCCAAGTTTTATAAACGTGTCTAATTACATACACCCACTTACATTGGAGGCTGCCGCTCAGGTTGCCTCTAATCTCCGCTCAGATGACCGTAGAGAGGTCGAAGAAGGCCATGGGATACCATCAGCCCTCTTACCCTCTATCATGGCTCACAACCCATCCTACGTGTATTTTACAGTGCCTGACGGCAAGACTGCTGGCATGGCGGGAGTAGGAGAAGAAGGTGATATATGGATGCTTTGCACTCCGGATATACACCGATATCCAATTACATTTGCAAGAGAGGCCAAACGGTATGTCGATAGCCGTACTGAGCCACTCCTCTGGAATATAGTTGACAGTAGAAACACAGCACATTTAAAACTGCTTAAGTTTCTTGGCTTCAAGTTTTTACGTAAGTTAAAACATGGGCCGAACAATATAACATTTATAGAATTTTGCCGTGTGCGTAGACGCTAATGCAGGGGCAAGAGCAGCCGCTCGAGAAAGAGCTGCTCAGAAAGATGCAATCTTTGCCCAAGAAGGACTCAAGTTCTTCAATAAAGAAACACAGCTCGAAAGAGCACAGAATAGAAATGTCATAGGTTACTCACGTGATTTAAGTGATGCTTATGCTAGTGCTCTTGCTGCTCAAGGTAAGGGTAGACAACAGTTAGAAAATGCTGCCCGTCGTTACTTTAGATCAAAAGGCACAGTCAATGAGGGTGGTAGATCTAGAACATTTGGTAGAGCTAACTATCAAGGATTACTTGCAGCTCAGTCAGAAGTAGAATCAGTTATAGATAACGTACTGGGTCGTAACATGGCGTACGCTCAAGAAGGTGCTAAACGTAAATTCCAAGCTGCACAAGCTCAAGGTCGAGAAGCTTTAGGTATACCAGCTGCATACGGTGCACCTGTGATGATGCCTCCTACAAACAGACTAGGCGGTGCTCTACAGATAGCAAGTCAGGTAGCGAGTATTTACAGTGGCTTTGGTGGTGCTGGTTTATTTAACTTTGGTAAACAATCCATTTTACCTACCGTATATACAGTTTAAATTATGACATCATCATTCGGAACCATAGTAGGTAGAGAACGGGATAAGATACCCGGCTACGGTATAGATAACTATGCCGCTACCGAAGCTGACCTAACTAATGAGGTCAATAATCAAATTACTAGAAACCAAGAAGACACTCGTCGATTCTATGACGAGATGGCTCAAATACAAAAAACTATTGCAGAAACACCTTTACAGAATTTACAGGCTTTGGCAAGTTTCTCTCAGTCAGCTGGTCAAGCTATACGAGTATATCAGCAAAGACAAGAAGCACAAGAGCTTATTAAAGAAGCCATGGATTTTTTAGATAAAAATTCAAGTGCTACGCTTCGTGATGCTGAAGGTAATCTTAACTTACAACAGGCTTTATTTAACAATGAGGTAGCACAGGATTATATTAGAGGTAATGAAGACGCTGGTGATCTCATAAGAAGTTTAGCTGCGGAAACACCACAAGGTATTGGCATTAAACAGTTTTTTAGAAATTTTAATGATTACTACTACGGTGGAAGAACACAGTTTATTAATGAAAACGGTGGTAAAGATACTACGGACTCACAAGAGTTCATAAAGTTACATAATGCTGCTGATGAACTTATGATTACAGCTATGCTAGATCGAGCTCAACAACTTGGTATTGATACAAATAGCAGAGAGTTTAGAAAAGCATTTTATTACACTATATATCCTGACATAAAGCAAAGAAGAGAAAATAATATACAAAGCTGGAAAGCTAGAGCTGATAGAAACTACGAAGCTAACAGAGATAAAAAACTAAGAAACATCATTGTTGATACACTTGCTCCTTACAAACAAGGTTCAGATACAGTTGTTGATGTAGAGACTCTTGTTCAAACTATTATGGCGACTCGTCCCAACTTTACTAAAAGAGAAGCTGTAAACTATTTATTTGCAGAGGTTGCTGAAGAAATAGGTCAAGAGCAAGCCAGACTAAAAATACACCATCTTGATTATCTTTTTGACGATGCTTTATATCAACATACAGCAACTGGTAAATTTACTACATACGCAGAAGGTAACTTTAAAGATAAAGATGCTAATAACTCACTTATAATCAACACAAAGGATAAGCTAGCTTTAGTAGAGGACAGACGTATAAGAGCTTCAAAATCTATAGCACAGACTGAGCTCGATGAGCTAGATGCAGAGTTTCCTAACGGCATACCTGACCCTATCTTAGAAAAGAAACTACTAGAGCTAGATGCTAAGTATCCTAACATAGATGTCAGAAGTTTACAGGTAAGTAGTCGTGGTATTACAAATGGTGGTGAGTATGGTAGAGCTGGTCAAGGAGATCCTCTACGGATATTCAACGATGATCTAAAGAACTCTTACGTAACACAGATAGGTAAAGAGTTGTTCTCGCCATTCAACCAAAGAGAAGTAGAAAGAGCTCAAGGTGCGCTTGCTTTTGAAGTACAGAAACTAACAAAAGGTGGAGTCGACTTTGATACAGCTGTAAAGAATGTATATGACGATATAAAAGCTGGGTTACTTGCCGGTCAGTATACAGGAGCCGCGATAGAAGAACGCAGAGGAGAAAGAGCAACTCCGATTGATATAATAGCAGATGCTAAAATGTTACAGTCTGACATAGGTAAAACACAATATCAAGGTGAGTTTGTATCTTTGTATGAAAAACAAGCTTTGTCTGACTATAAGAGACACTTAATAAATCGAGAAATATATGCGTTTCCAGAATATTTTAATGGTGTAGTTAGAGGCACAAAACTAAGTGCTAGGCAGTACGCATACAATAGATTAAATGCAACAGGTGGATTAACTGACCAAGGTCTTATTAAACAGATGCCTTTTGTAAATAAAAATGGTGTACTTGTAGATCCACAGTATGATCTTACTGCCGACGAGCTTAATACTCTAGAAGTTAAACCACACCTTACTAAAACTTATAACGCTTTACAAGATCCAGAAAAGTCACAAAAGATTTTAAAAGGATTTCAGACAGGCAATCAGCCGGGTACTTTTGACTCAGCTACAGGGCCAAGAAAAACAAATGCTGATGAGCTTACTGTTGGACAAGTTTTAACATTTGCTAACAGAGGTGCTAGTAACTTTGGAATCTACGGATTCAGTGCACAGGAACTAAGAGATGCAGTACAGTTTTTACCTCCTAGTTATCTTGATACACAATTTAACGAAGAAGCACAAAGTTTCTTAGTATTAGAACTTATACGACAAAGTC